AAGATCCCAGGGCCGAATGATCCTGAGATGAAGACGATGCTGGCCGATCCAAAGGTCGCGCCAGAGCTCAAGGCGCTGGTCGAGAAGTTCGTCCAGTTGCAGGATGAGGGTGCTCGCGAGGGTCTGCTCAACAAGGTGAGCAAGACCGGGCTCATCATGGACTTGTGGGATCGCACCTGGAAGAACGGCCTGCTGTCCGGCATCGGCACGCACGTTGTCAACCTGACATCGAACACGACGTTCCTGGCGAGCTCGGTGGCCACCAGGGCGCTGGCCGGCCTGGCCGGGTCTGCCAAGCGGGCGGTCGGCATGAGCGCCGAGGTAGAGCTCGGGGAGGCTGGCGCGATGGTGGCCGGCTATGTGCATTCTCTGCGCGAAGGGTTCAGCCTGGCTGGCACGGCACTGCGCACCGGTACCACCCGCGAGATGCGGGCAGGATCCGAGCTCATCAGCGACGCCGGCACCAAGCTCGAGGGCCAGTACAACATCTTCGATGCCCGCGACTACGGCATCGAGACAGAAGGGCTGGTCAAGGGCATCAATGCATACGCGAACTTCGTCACGCTGCTGGGCGGCCGCCCCATCATGGCGATGGACGAGATCTTCAAGACAATGGGCTACCGGGCCGAGCTCTATGCCCAGGCCTATCGTGCCGAGCAGCAGGTCAGACGCGCTGCCAGGGATGCCGGCGTGCCTGCAGCGGAAGCCGAGCAGCTTGGCCTCAAGCGGATGGGTGAGCTCCTGTCTGACCCCCCGCCAGAGCTCGATGATCTGGCGCGTGATTTCAGCCACATGATCACGTTCAGCCGCAAGCTGACCGGCAACGCCGCGCAGATCCAAGAGCTTGCGCAGGACAACCTGCTCGGCCGCATCGTGCTGCCGTTCGTGAAGACGCCGATCTGGGTTGTGAGCGAGGGCATGCAGCACAGCGCGTTCGCTCCGATGTCAAAGCAGTGGCGGCAGGACTTCATGGCCGGCGGCGCAAAGCGCGAGCTCGCTATGGCCAAGTGGGGCATGGGCACCGGCATCATGATCGGTGCTGGCAGTCTGGTAGCTGATGGCCGGATCACTGGTGGCGGCCCTGGTGACAGCAACCTGCGCAAGATTTACCTGGACAGCGGCTGGCGTCCGTATTCGTTCGTCTTCCAGGCCGGCGAGTGGGATCAAGACTTCGTCAAATACTTGAGCGGCATGCGGATCGATCCGTCGATCAGCAAGGATGGCCGGCTGTATGTCCCGTTCCGCGGGATCGACCCGGTTGGTGCGCCGATGGCCATGATTGCAGACGCGGTCGAGTATGCCCGCTATGAGGACAACCAGGATCTGGTTGGTGAGGTGTTGCTGGGCGCGACTTGGGGTCTCTACGGCTACGTCGGCCAGATGCCGTTCGTGCAGGGCATCAGTTCGCTGGCAGGTGCGTTCAGCGCCACCATCCCGAATCCAAAGCAGGCCTTCAAGAATGCGCTCGATGGCCTGGCCGGAACTGCTGCCAGCTACGTCATCGAGGGCTCGCCGGTTGGGATCTTCAGTTCAGCGCGGGCAATGGTCGAGCGCGGCGTCGATCCGTTCAAGCGCATGACTGCAGAATCTCCCAACACGCCGACAGTGCTCAAGGGATTCTTCGAGGGCATCAATCGCAGCCAGGCCCGCACGCCGATCCTAAGTGAGCGGCTGCCGCTTACATACGATTACCTGGGCGAGCCGATGACCGATGTCGATCCGGCCAATCCCTGGCTGGCCTCGACCACCGGCGTGCGCTACAGCGAGACGAAGCAGCGGCCTGCCGATAAGATCATCATCAGCTTGGGCATCCCGCTCAAAAAGCCTGACATGAGCGTCACCGCAGCCGGCGTGACGATCAAGCTCGAGGTCGATGAGTATGCATACATGATGCAGCAGTTGGGCCGCATTGCAGACGGTCGCGGGCTGCGTCTTAAAGATGCAATCGCCGAGCGGTATAACACGCCAGGCTTCAGCGATGACCCGCGGAACGTGCAGCAGGACAACATCCGCGATGTCTATTCAGGATACGTCAAGGCAGCGCAAAATGATCTGCTGATGAACAGCAAGTTCGCGCCAGCCATTCAGCGCCGGATTGAAACAGCCCAGATACGCCTGCCGCGGCTGGGCAACTACGCGAGGTAAACGATGGCCATCCAAATCAACAACGTCACCCGGCGCGTGGTCTACGCGGCCTCGACCACCGGCCCGTATAACTTCACGTTTGAGATCCTTGCGGCGGGCGACATCGCGGTCTATCGGGACGACACGCTGCTGGTGCTGACGACCGACTACACGGTGACGATCAACGCCAACGGCACCGGCTTCGTCACGCTGACTGCCACGCCTACCGGCGCAACGCAGATCGCGATCGTCGGCAACCGGACGATCAGCCGCACGACGGACTTCGTGACCGGTGGCGACTTCTTCGCCAACACGCTGAACGACGAGCTCGACCAGCAGACGATCTTCGCGCAGCAGAATGCCGAAGGTCTCGGGCGTGCGCTGCAGGCACCGCAGACTGACCCGACCACGATCAACATGACGCTGCCTGGCCGCACCACCAGGGCGAACAAGTATCTGAGCTTCGACACCAACGGCAACCCCACCGCTAGTGCTGGCGCTCCCAACACGCTGTACTACGGCAGCTATACGAGCGACCCGACCACCAGGCCGGACGGCACCGCGATGGTCAACGGCGACCTGTACTTCAACAGCACGTCGCAAGTAGTGAAGTACCGGGTGACCGCAGGGTGGCAGACGCTGAAGACTGGCGCGATCATCGTGCAGACATCGCTTGCCACTGCCGGCCAGACGCTGGTCTCGGTCAACTACCTGGTTGGCCAGGTGCAGGTCTACATCAACGGCGCGCTGCTCTACCCGAGCGAGTACACGGCGACCAACGGCACCAGCATCACGCTCGGATCGGCCCTGACTCTCAACGATGAGATCACGGTGGTGAGCACGGATGCGGTTACCTTCTCGACGCCGGCGATCGTGAGCAGCAGCGAGCCGACCGGCGCAGCGGCAGCTGGCACGCTCTGGCTGAAGGTGTGACATGCCGGCACCATACGATGACCTCTGGGTTGGCAGCGGTGGCAATTGGGTCAAGCCCAACATCGCTTATGTGTACAACGGACAAGCCTGGCGCAGAGTCAAGAAGGTCTATGTGTCGAACGGGGTCAGCTACGACCTGGTCGCCGAGTACCCGGATTGGGGAAAGGTTGCGAGCGGGATCACCAGCGCGGTCGCCGGCACGGCACCGCATGCTGCGATCTTCAATGAGTCGATCGGCGGCAGGAAGTTCGGAGACATCGACAACAACGGAACCGTCAATGCTGTCGATGCATTGAGAGCCACGCAGTTCAACAGTTATGCGCTTGCAGCCGGAGCCCAGAAGACATACATCGAGGACGTGATCTCTGGGACGATGATGAGGAACAAGATCAAGTACGCAGACTATTTCTGAAGCAGTGCCCGCGAGGAATGGCGCGATTGGTTTGTTCTGCATGAGGTGATTGATGGCAACAGCGAATGAAGTGGAGGCTCGGTTGATGACGCATGAGGAGGTTTGCGCGGTGCGCTATGAGGGCATCAATGCCCGGCTCAAACGGCTCGAGACGATCCTGATCGGTAGCGCAGGGTTCATCATCATGCTGCTGCTCGGCCTGGTGCTGAAGGTGAGCTGACGTGGTCGAGATCGCGGTTGCACTCGCAGCTGCCCAGGCTGCGGTCGCCGGCATCAAGCAGGCGATCCAGGTAGGCAAAGATGCCAAGGAGTGCCTGGGCGAGTTCATGTCTCTATTTGATGCCCAGGATCAGATCCAGCGGGCCAGTACCGAAGAACGGGCGAAGTTGCCAGAAGAGAAACAGAAGAGCGCGATGAGCGAGGCGCTCGAGTCTGTGATCGCAGCCAAAAAAATCCGCGACATGACCGACGAGTTGAAGCAATACCTTATCTGGTCAGGACAGTCGGACATTTGGGATGAGATCCAAAGAGAGCGCAACGCGATCATCCAGCAACGGAAAGCCGCAGAACTCGCAGCGAAGCGCAAGGCAGAAGAAGAAGCGGCACTGCGGCTGAAGCAACGCAAAGAGCGGATGCTGCTTGCAGTGGTGCTCGGGATCGGCGGCATCATCTTCTACCACTCGGTCAGTTACATCTGGGCCTGGTATCAGGCCAATCAATGATGAAGTGGCTGGCGTTCCTGATGATCTTTTTGGTGTTGCTGATGGCAACGCTTTCGGAGGTAAGTCGATGAGAATGACTACAGAAGAAATTGAAGTTCGTATCTGGGCAATTATCTCGCTATGTCTTGCTGCGATCCTTGTTCTGTCGGTTGTGTCGATCATATTCGGCGTGCTGTTCGTCGAGCACGACCTTGAGCGCATCAGCCCGATTGACACGCAGTTAATCGGCATTCTCAAGGACATCATGTTGCTGGCGATAGGCGCAGTCGGTGGCCTGGTCGGCAGGAAGGGTGCCTACGCTGCGGCCAATATGCTTACCAAGAAGGAGGACGGCGATGCTACCCCTCGGCCCACTGCTTGAAGTAGGCAGCAAGATCCTAGACCGGGTCTTGCCTGACCCGGAGGCCAAGGCGAGAGCCCAGGCCGAGCTCGCGAAGCTCCACCAGGACGGCGAGCTCGCGAAGATGGCCAACGAGACGAAGCTCTTCGAGCTCGAGCAGAACAATCTGACCGAGCGGCTCAAGGCCGACATGGGCAGCGACAGCTGGCTATCGAAGAACATCAGGCCGATGACGCTGATCGCGATCCTGGCGGGCTACTTCACCTTCGCCATGATGAGCGCGTTCGGCAAGAACACCAACGAGAACTACGTCGAGCTCCTGGGTCAGTGGGGCATGTTGATCATGTCCTTCTACTTTGGCGGCCGCACGCTCGAGAAGATCATCGACATGAAGAAGGGCAAGCAATGAAAGAGAACTTCGAGTCGGCGCTCGCCGCGGTGCTGCACCACGAGGGCGGCTTCGTGAATCACCCCCGCGATCCTGGCGGCATGACCAACCTGGGCGTGACCAAGCGAGTCTGGGAGGAGTGGGTCAAGCACGAGGTCGACGAGGCCGCGATGCGTGCGCTCACGCCCGAGGACGTGGCGCCCATGTATAAGGCCAAGTATTGGAACCAGATCTCCGGCGACGATCTGCCGGCAGGCGTCGACTATTGCGTGTTCGATGCGGCCATCAACAGCGGGCCAGGCCGTGCGGCCAAGTGGCTGCAGCAGGTTGTCGGCGTGACTGCTGATGGTTCGATCGGGCCTGGCACGTTGCGGGCTGTCGCGGCCATGCCTGCCCACGAAATCGTGTCCCAATACCAAGCGGTGCGCTTGGATTTCCTGCAGCGCCTGCCGACCTGGGAGACGTTCGGCAAGGGCTGGGGCCGGCGCGTGACCGAGGTGGCCACCGCAGCCGGCAAGATGACAGACGGGTCAAGCAACCTTGCGTGAGGCGGCCTCGGCCTCGCGCTCTTCGGGGGTCAATGCTGCACCCAGCGCCGCCAGCCGCTGGCTGTAGTTCGCCATGAGCGCGGTCTTGCGCACCAGGTCGACACGCTGCAGGAGCTCTTCGTTGCACTCGCGGAGCTCGCGCAGTTTGGTCATCCGGGTGCGAGCCCCTGCCCGGCCTGCCCTGGCCGTCTTGTCGCCCAGCGCATCGTAGGCCTCGGCCCACTCGATCAGGGTCTTGTAGACCGCGAGCGGGGTCTCTTTGCCGGGCACCCAGATCTGGAAATAACCCGGCGCAGCCTCGGCTGGCGGCTCGCCTGACTCAGCGATCATGGCCTCGCGCTCGGCGTCGGCCTCGGCCTGATCGGCAGCTGCATCATCGGCGGCCTGGTCGGCGGCGAACACTTGCTCGATGACGATCGGGTCGCTGGTCTGCTCGACGCGAGGCGGCTCGGTAACGCTCGATAACGCTCGCTCCGGCTCGCTAACGCTCGGTAAGGCTCGCGAAGGCGCGCTAATGGCATCGAGCGGGTTGCGCGGCGTGATGTCTTTGGCCGGCTGCCGATCCTCGCTCGGGTAGTCCTGTGCCTCCTCCGCGGTGATCAATCCCTTCAGTACGTCCGGGAAGGCGTCGCGCAGCGCGAACCCTCGAGCACGCATCTGCAGCATGCGCTTGGGGTAGGCCTGCCACGGGCCTTGCTTGCCCCATAGACCGGCACGCTTGGCGTCTTCCACGCTGAACCTGGCGACCACCGGCATGCGTCCCTTGCGGCGGGCGATGCAGACGGCCACCGGGTTTGGGGTGCCTTCATTCTCAATGTGCTCATCGATGCCCTCGCAGAGCGGCGAGGCCTGCACTAGGGCGAGCGCCGCGTCACCGTAGACGCTGGGCTTGCCGTTGATCACGGCGATGTTCTGCAGCGCCTGCATAGGGGCGAGTCCGATCTCATAGCCCCACTGCACGCAGACCAGGATGTCTGCGGGTTTTCCCTGGTACTGCTTGGGCACCATCGTGCTGGCTGCCAGGTGCTCGCTGAACTGCATGGCCTCGGTGAGGGTGGCGGGTGCGAACCCGCGATGGGTGGTCAGTTGCATGATGCTTCGCCTTCCGGCAGGTGTGCCTTGATGGTTTCCAGTACGACCATGGTGATCGAGTCGACGAGCTCCATTGCCTCATCTTCTGATGCCAGGTGCATGGCATTGATGACTGCCCGCACGGCGCGGGCGTGCGCGTCTTCCAGGCTAGTCAGATCGCGGGAGCTCATGGCCGGATCTCCTTGATCGAGAGCGTTGACTGCCGGATGCTGTAGGCCTCCTTCGCCGGCACGGTCTTGGCCGGCACGGCCTTGTATTGACGCATCGGCCATGACACCAGATAGTTGCCGGCCACCGCCTTGTTGGCGTCGCCGATCAGTATCTTGAGTTTCTTCTCTGCCTCGGCGCGGTCGGCCTCGGCTTGGTCGATGCGCACCTTGGCGGCCAGGATCTTCATCGCGAGCTCCTGGGCGCTGTCATCCAGGTAGACGATCGACTCGGGCTCTGACTGCGGGTACATGCGGTCAGCGTCTTTGCTCGATTGCGGCG